CACCTTCCGAAGCTTGGAGCCTGTTTTACACTCCCACGCTGGCAAGCTGTAACTCAGGCCAGGCATTTTTGACGTTCGAGTCATAGACCCGGTTATGACTTTTGCTTTTTTAACTAACATAATAAATTATCCTTTCTTATAAATTCTTATAATAGACAGCTCGAGGCCTGTCAAGCTTGCAGGCTCGCGGGCTTGCGGCCCACAGCGATCAGCGAGGCTCTGCAACCTTTCCAGGTTTGTTTAACCCCCGAGGCGGAAAGTAGAGTCCTCTCACTGATCCCAGGTCTATTGGATTGAAGCCCAGCGGCAATTGTTTACCGGTGCACCAGGGCTTAACAGGAATAACCCTGCCAATAGACCAGGGATCAGTCATCGCCATAGTTCCCGCAAGCGGTATACAAAGTCGTACACTGATCCCAGATCACAGGCCCGGACGTCTCCAGACTAGTACAGATTATTTCAACCTGTGATCAGGGATCAGTTCTAGTTGTGCGTGTGTTTGGATCTCTTTCAATCTACTTTACACCACAACCAGAAGTTGTCCAGGTCCTATCACGCCAGCAACGTACGATTTGCACTTGCAATAGGACCAGTTCCTATATAATCCCATTGACAATATTTGTCAAGTAGTATATAAAAATAATATGCAAAATAAAAAAAACAAAAGAAAGGATAACATGACTAAAGAAAAAAGACTAACACTTAACGCAGAAAAGCGAAAAGTGATTGCAGATCAATTTCAATCTTTTTACGAAGATAAAGTAAAAGACAAATTGATACAAGCAAAAGAACACTATAACTTGTTAAGAGAGAAAGCAAAAGAAACAATAGAACAAGTTGTAAGATATCATCAACCACAAGAGGACATTGACACAATTAGAAGAATGATCTCTAAATACAATAACGCAGGTGGCGAATTGTATGAGGATAATTGTTTTTATGTTGAAAGGGATATTAAAAAAGTTGATGATGAGGGTAGAGAATATGACGCAAAAGATGAAGTCCATGTAAAATTTGCTATGGGTAGAAGTTTTGCTAGAGCATATTATCGAGATGAATTAAAATCAAAAGGTTTAAATCCAGATTTTAAATTGTCTATTGATAATGACTACTCAAAAAGAAATCCAAAGTATTACAATGATGAAAGCGCAGTAAATACTTATTTGGGTTTTAGTAATTCATCTAATGAAGATCAATCAATCCAAAAGCCTGTCCACAAGTGGGAAAATGATTTCAAACTTTGGACAATAGGAAGTTCTTATTGTAGATCAAGACAATTCAAAGTTGATGAAAACACATTAAACTTTTTTAAGATGTATGTCGCTAGTGCTGATAATGTAATTAAAGAACATGAGCAGATGTATTCTTATGTCGAGAAGAAAATGAAGACTTTGAGATTAGGTTTAAAATCTTATAGATTTTTTGACCAAGCAAAAGCACTTGCAGATAAAGTTGGAGTTGTTTTAAATGAAACAATGATGAACGAAAGTTCTAGTTTGGCT